AGGCAACGCTGCAGAACTCAATCCATAAAGAGGAACTCGATATCCGGAAGAGTCTAACCGCTCCAGATCTTATCGAGGTTCCTTGCTCTGCGGACTTCATATTTAAGAATGGAGAGGGACTCTGTAGAGAGATGTTCTGTAGACTCCAGACCAGAGAAGGAGATGGAGCCTCCCAGAGTGAATGCGAAGAGATCGCTAATCTCAATAATACGATATCTATTCTGAGTGAATGTAAGAATATGGAAATAGAGATAGAGCAATGTTTAAAAGTACTGGATACTCGAAAATAAAGGGAATCTGCGAGATATGCGGATGTAGTCCTTGCGATTGTCATGGGGTAGATAATGAATTTCGGATTATGGGTACAGCTGGAACTCATGAAGCACGAGAAGAGCTTGAGCTGGTTAGCTGGCAGGATAGGCTCCCATCCTTCTCTCCTTTGCAAGTGGAGAGCAGGCTTATCCAATCCGAAAACAGAATATTTCTTCCTAGTATGCAAGGAGATCTCTCTTCTGAGGAAGGAACCCATAGAGAAAACAATACGAGAAGGAGCGAAGGCTATGGGGATTAAGTTCTAATGAGCATTCGAGATACTACAAAGAATCTAAGGAGATTAAGGAATCGAGCAGCGCAGAATCCGCTCGCTTATTTTTGTCCTACTCCTCCCCAGGAGGCTTGGTTAAAGGATCCAAGTAAGATAAAGCTCCTCCTCGGAGGTAACCAAGTAGGTAAAACCTACGCTCAGACAGCAGAACTCCTCTATAGATGCCTTGGTAACCATCCCTATCTAGATACAGATCCTCCTCCTATCCAGGCCTTCCTTATTACTCACTCTCACCAGCAGAGTGTAACGATCCAAGAGAAGCTCTATGCGATGATTCCTAAGGATGCTCTCCATCCCTCCTGCGAGTTCGTACCCGGTAGAGGCTTCCGGGGTATCCATCCAGTAGTAAGATTTAATAATGGAAGCATGATACATATTAAGACCGCTAACCAGGGGCTCGGATTGGCTTCTGCTACCGTTGCTTACGTTGCAATCGATGAGCCCGTATCCGGTGAAGTATGGGGAGAGCTCGCTGCTCGCGTTCTTCGAGGAGGAGCGGGAGGAACTACTGGAACGATAGGTATAACAATGACTCCAGTAGGCCAGGATGTAACCTATCTTAAGGAGCTAGTAGATCAAGGGAGAGTAACTTGCCATAGAGCACCCTTAACTGTAGAAGCTACAACTCCCAAGTACTGTAAAGCGATCATATCTCAGGCTCAAGTGGATACAATCTCTCAGACTTACCTCCCAATAGACCGAGCCGCGAGGCTTAACGGAGACTGGGTAATCGGTATACCGGAGGGTAGAGTATTCGATCAATTCTCTGAGGATATGATCTCTAAGGAGGCTGCTCCATTTGGTAACTATTCCTTCTGCATTGGAGTAGATCATGGATCCCAGCCCAATGCTCAAGTAGCAATCTTAGCAGCTGTAGAGATGAGCGATAGTTCTAAGCCTTGGGTCTATGTTCTAGATGAGTACGTATCCGGATCTGCTCCTCCGGAGGCTCATGCTAGAGCGATATTGGAGATGCTGAGTAGAAACTCCATCGAGGCTGCATCCTGCAGATGGACCGGAGATAATATCCATTATGGAGGCTCCGGAGGTGGGAAGATGAGTAACTCTCTTTTAATGAAGGCCTTCGAGAGAGTTATGGGTTATCCTCAGGGTAATCTCCCCTTCCGTATTCGTACAATCAAGAAGCCGAGATATAGTGTATATTATGGGAGTGCTATGATACACTCGATTATGGCCCGGAGGCAATTCTTTATCCATCCTAAATGCGAGCGGTTAATCCTCTCTCTGCAGCGGTGGACAATGAAGCGCAACCAATCCGCGAGATCTCGCGATGAGTGGGGGCATTCGGTCGATGCTCTCCGATATTGTATCGTTCCTACCCTTGAATCCAGTAAAGCAAATATCCCCGGTAAACTAAGGATCTATTGATATGTATACTAATCTCCCTATGAAGCCTCTAGCACCAAACCAAGAAGAGCAAGATAGATGGAATCACTCAGCACTCCGCAAGCGTATGATTATCGGAGCATGGGAGCAAGATCTAGAAGATGAGCTCGCTAGGCATCTTCCAGCAGATCGGAGAGAGGCTTGGGGCCCTGCGGATCTCTCCTCCAATCCCTTCGAGCAGATCACTAGACAGTTAAGCGTGCTTTATCATGAGGTCCCAGCAGTTACTAATCTTAACGGAGATATCTCCGATCTAGTATCTAGAGAGGGACTTGTTACGAAGGCTGGACTATGGCAGCTCATGCAGAGAGCCCAACAGATGGTAATCGGACTCCGAGAGAGCGCGATCCGCATAGATGTTAATCCTCACGTAGAAGGGGCTCCTACTATTGCACCAGGTATACAATATCGGATCGTTACTCCAGATCTCCTCTATTGCGAAGCCCATCCGGACCAGCCCGATATCCCAGTATATTATCAAGAGTCTAGACTCCGAGAGCATGAAGGGAAACCAGTATGGGTAGCAGATGTACTCGATATCCGGAATCCAGAGGAACCGATCTTCGGAATGTATGAGATTAATAAGGATGGAAGCCTAGGAAAAGATGTATCCGTAGAGTTTATGGGACATCCTACCCACAGAGGAGCGGATTATCCGTATAGAGATGGAGCTGGGAATCCTTTCCTCCCAGTAGTTCTATACCATGCAGAAAAAACAGGGTTTTTATGGGATCCGTATAACGCTTCTCAGATGGTGTACGGTTCTTTAACTTCTGCGGTTCTATATTCTATGTGGGTACATCTTGTTAGAGATGCCTGCTGGAGTCAAAAGTACGTAGCCGGATTATCTGTAGCTGGACTCTCACAGATAGATCAGAACGAGATAGCCCGGAGATCTTCTATTGCTACGGATCCGAGCTCTATTCTAGTATTTACTCAAGATCCAGATGCTCAAGGCCAGCCCTTAGTAGGCTCCTTCTCTATTCCTACGGATCCTCATGCTCTGTTAGAGTCAATCTCTAAGTATGAGATGAGAGTAGGATTAGCAGCTGGGCTCTCTCCAAGTGAACTCAGCAGAACGAATGGAGATCCGAGATCTGGATATGCTCTCGCAGTATCGAAGAGTGGACAGCGGGAAGCCCAAAAGAAGTTCGCTCCTGTATTCCGCTTGGGAGATGAGGAACTCTTAGCGAAGACTGCTCTCTTAGCTAATCGCTTCCTCGGAACATCTCTTCCAGAGGATGGATACCGGGTATCCTATCACTCAATGCCATTAACTCCAGATGAGATGCGAGCGCAGAGAGAGGATATAACCGCGAAGATGGCAGCAGGATTAATCTCTCCGGTCCAAGCGGTTATGATGATGTATGATGATATGGATCAAAGAGAGGCTCGAGAGTATCTTCTCCAGATCCGAAGAGAGCGAGCGGAGTTCTTATAATGCATTGCGAAGAGTGTAAAGAGCCCATCGAAAAGATAAAAGATTCTATCGTAGAGTGGATCTCTTGCGAGGAGTGGGCTCTCTCTATGTATGTTAGATTGGTCCATCCGGGCTGCTGCTACTATGAGAAGCGGAAGGAGATCCTCGAGGAGATGAATGCTAATGATCATTGGCTCCCGGTAGTAGATATGGAGGCTCTCTTAGATATTGCATTCGAGATGCCTTGGGATGATAAGCTTCTAGCAGAATCCTCATTTATTCGATATATTACTCAAAGAAACCAAAAAACCAGAGGTACATCTGATGAAAACAATAAACCATGAAGGGATAGAGTACGTACTTAAAGCAGATATCGAAGCTGCTTTTAAGGATAGAATCTCTAAACTAAGCGCGCGAGCAATCCAAGCAGAGGAAGTAGCCAAGGCTCTTCAAGACACTATCGATAATCAAGCCGGAGAACTTACTAAGATCTCTACATTACAAGAGAAGGTATCTACTCTCGAGCAATCCTTAACGGATGCTGAGAGCAAGTATAGCCGAGTATCCATGCTAAGCGAGCAAGGGTTCACAGATCCAGATCTTCGAGAGGCTGTAGAGTGGGCATATCAGAGAAGTAAGAGCGAGGCCTCCTTGGAAGATTGGATTAAGGGGATTAAAGATAATCCAGCTGAGGCTCCAATAGTTTTAAGACCTCATCTTCTAGCGAAGGCATCTCCAGAGACTACAGCAGAAGCCGCTCCGGGTGCAGAAGCCGCTCCCATCCAAGCAGAAGCGGTAGAGAGTGCTCCTCTCCTTCCTCCTCGAACGAATACAGGAGCGAAGCCTGCTCCGGTACAGAATGGAGATATCATCTCTCGAGGTCTTAAGGATGGAGAGTTCTATGAGCAGAATAGAGATGCCATTATGAAGGCCTGGAGACAGCAGAGAACGCGATCGATCTAAGATCTAGGAGGTACAATGTCAATCGATCTACAGGGGAGTAACACCTTCCCAATAGTGAAAACTATCACAGTATACCAGACAGCTACAGAGATTCTACTCCCCGCTAATGCTAGGCATCTGCAGATAGGAGCCCAGACGCACAAATTGTTTTATTCTACTATTGGTACAGATGGATTAACTCTTGGAGCGGATAAGGACTTTATAGCGAAAGAGGCTAAGCAAGTAGTCAACCTTGGGAGGGGTAGAAACAAGCATGATTCTATTTTTATCTCCACTCAGACAGCAGGCTCGGCTACTGTTACTCTAGTCTTCTCGGAGGAATAGATGCTCGGATATATACCCAGCGTAAACTCGGAGCCCTTAATACAGAGCTTTTCTAATACCAATCTAATAGTGATTAATCATAATTTTGGATATAAACCGATGATCCAGATTATCCTAAGTGATGGAACGATAGCAGAAGGGTCCGTTACTCATAATAGCGAGAATAGAGTAACTATATCTTTCCAAATTTCACTCTCAGGAGAGATTTTACTGAGATAGTATATAGAGCGAGGGAGCATCCCTCTTAATCTATATATGGAGTTCAAAAATGCAATTTCTTGCACCTACAAATATCTTCGAGGGCGTGGTCCAACTTAACCAAGCTCCTTCTGCTGATAATCACGCGGTAACTAAATCTTATCTTGAAGCTAATAGTGTAGTCGGTATCGCTTCCGATTCTGCTAACTATGCCGAGCTTGTTACAGAAGGTGGAGATCTTAAGTTAAAGCTTAAGCCTCTTACTATTACAGATGTAGCCGTAGATACTTCTGCTGCTTCTCTCGCTGCTTGGGTAAGTTCTAACTATACTTCTGGAGATGAGAAACAAGAAGGTGATATCATCATCTTGACTAATGTTTCAGGTCGCGCTCAGACCTTTATCCATAACGGTGGAACTGCTGGAACTACTGGTGACTTCGCAGAGATTGAAGGTGGAGATGTAACTGCTGCTGAAGTTCGCGCTGCTCTCTCTGCTTCTGCTGGTATTAACTATAATGCTAGTACTGGAGAGTTCACTGCAGATCAAGGAGAAATCCGAGGTCTTTTTGCTGCTGGATCTGGCTTGGGCTATGATGCTTCTAACGGTACATTCTCTCTCACTGCTGATAGCGATGGTATCTCCGAAGGTTCTAGTAATCTTTACTTTACAGATGCTCGCTCTCGCGGTGCTATCTCTGTATCTGGAGCAGGCATCTCTTATAACTCCGGAACCGGTGTTATTACTCTCGCTGCTACTTCTGATAACATTAGCGAAGGCTCTAGTAATCTTTACCATACTACAGCCCGCGTAAGAAGCAGTATCTCTCTTGGGTCTGTATCTTCTCCAGATGTTCAACTCTTGGAATACGATAACTCTAACGGTCAAATGAAGGTCCGAGCTTCTCAGGTCTTTGCGCAGTTCGCAGCGGGTACCGGGTTATCTTATGCTGATGGTGTTTATAGCTTGAATGCTTCTACATCTAACGTATCAGAAGGATCTAATCTTTACTTTACAGATGCTCGCGCTCGCGCTGCTATCTCTGTAGATGCTGCTGGACTTAACTATAACTCTGGTACTGGTCTGATTACCTTAACTGCTGATACTGATGATATCGCAGAAGGTGCTAATCTTTACTTTACTAATGCTCGCGCTCAAGCTGCTATCTCTGCAGATCCTGCAGCTGGTAATATGGCAACTGTTGCAAGTGGCCAGGTATTGGTTGCTAAGTCTTCATTCCGTAAAACCTTCGCTCCTCAGAACTTGACAGCTAACACTTTTGTTACCTTAAACCATGCTCTCGGAGAGAAGATCGTTCACTGCTCAGCATATGATAGTAATGGAGATAAGGTCCAGTTAGAAGTACAGCTTACAGATAACAATAACCTTAAGGTTAAATCTGTAATCAATGTAACCGGAGCCCAGATCGTAGTATCTTTGTAATCCTCTTACAATCCCTTAAAAAGGGCAACGGATGTACCTCCCCTAGCCCTTCCCCTCGGTTCTCCTCGAGGGGTTTTTTTTTGGGGTTGCTAGCCCTCATTTTATCGTTTATACTTCTAATGGGTAGGGTCGCTCCCGAAACAGCAGAAGAGCCCAGATAATGATTTTTTCCCTTTTCTTCTAATGGTGCAATAATGGCAAATGAAATTACTAATAATGGGCTGGTCGGTGATTTAAGACTCGCTCAAATGATTAGCGCAGAGATCCGCTTACTTCTTAAGGATTCTGTAAACCTCCGTAACACTCCCTTCGTAGACTTCGTTGGATCGATAAATGGCCAAGGATCAGACACGATACGAGTTCGCAAGGCGTTCTTAGATGGTGAAGATGGATTCTCAGCCTTTTCAGGTGTAACCGAAGAAGGTGCAGTAGCTAACAAAGCTCTCGTAGATAGTCACGTAGATGTAGTATGTAAGAGAAATTCTCTTGCTTACTCTATCACTGACTTGGCTACAATGACAGGTATGGGCCAAGATATTGATCCGTTCCGTATCGCTGAGCACATCTCTAAATCTTACGATGCTCTCTTCGCTAAACTTACTGCAGCTGTATTCTCTGGTTTTACTGCTCAGGTAGGTTCTGCTGCTACAATGAGTGTAGATATCTTCTTAGATGCTATCCAGGCTCTCGAGGCTGCTGATTCTAATAAAGGGGCTCCCGGTCCTTATGTTTGCGTATTGCATCCTGCTCAGTTCGCACAATTGCAAGATACTATCCGTACAGAAACCGGTGCGGTAGCTTACGCTCCTGCTTCTTTTGAAGCATTGGCTGCTAAGGGCTCTCACTATAAAGGCTCTTTTATGGGTGTAGAGATCTACACTAGTTCACATGTTATCGATGGTGGTTCTAACTATCAGGCTGCTATGTTTGCTCCAGGTGCTATCGGTTATGCTACTGGGATGCCTGCTTCTCTTCCAGGTGCTGCTGAATCTATGCAGATGGGTGAAGTTATGGTAGAACTGGATCGTACAGCTGCTAGCGCATTGACTCAAGTGGTCGGACATGCTTACGTTGGAATTGCGATCATCAGTGATGAGCGCGGAGTAGAGATTGCTACTTTAAGCTAATCTTTACGGATTCTTATATGGGGAGGGGCTTCTGCTCTTCCCCTCGTTTTAACTTACAATGAGGTACAATTATGAGTTTAACTCCACAGCCTTGGGCCCCGGTCCAGACTACCCAGCAAGAGCTACTCCCAGAGCAGCCAAACCATCCTTTTTTCTATAAATGGCATCCTACTAACTGGAGTTATCATTACTTCGATAAGGAAGTAACGAAGGGGAAGACAACAAAAATAGAACGCTCGTTCTACTTCGTACCGAATATCCGTATGGAGCATATTATCCCCGGAGTTAATGGTATACATCAAGTATCCGGAGAGCGAGGGAACCCAGGCTCTAGAATCGGTAATCTACAGCAGAAGGGATGGATCTATCTAGATCCTGCGAAGTATCAATATATCCACCAATACAGAGTACGGAATGGGTATTATCATTGCCCTAAGTGGCAATCTGTACGAGTAGTAGGTAACCGAGTAATTAAATCTTTTGATAGAGAAGCCTTCCTTAAATGGAGCTGCTCTCTAATAACAGATGGAACTCTCCTTCCTATCGAACCTCACTTCTGGGAACTCGAGAGCCTTACTCATCAGAAGTCCGTTAATAGAATGCTTAACTCTCAGCATATCCCAGAGATAAAAGCTAAGATCGATGATCACTACCAGATTAGAGAAGATATGCTATCATTTATCGAAGCCTTCCAGAAGAAGGGTATCGAACTTTATAAAGAGATTAAATAATGACTACAAGCACCCCTTACGCTCCTCAGATCAAGATCCCAGAGCTCCTCGAGCGCGGGAAGTCTAATACTACAACTCTACCGATCTATAGAGATGGGGTGCTAGCTGTTCCTACCGAAGTAAGATATACACTCTTTAAACCTGATCAGACTAAGCTGGTAGATAATGCTCTCGCTACCTTCCCTGCTAATATTCCTACTTATGTGCATTCTTCTTCGAATTTGGATAACAGCTTGGACCTTGGAGAAGGATATCTCCAGGAGTGGACGATTACACTTATAGGTGAAAATTATGTTTTTCGTAGAATGGCAGCTGTTGTATTACGCAGGCTATATCCAGTCGTATCGGATGGAGATTTAACTGCTACTTATTCTCAGCTCGCAGATATCAGGCCTTCCAATCTTACCAGTTACCAGACTTATATCGATGAAGCATGGTTTACTCTGGTACAGAGAATGAGGACCGAAGGAGGAGGAATGGAGTATCTAGTAATGAGCCCGGAAGCCTTCCGCGCTGCTCATCAGAATCTCGCTCTCTATTACATCTTCAGAGACTTCCATTCGAGCCTAGGACAGAGCAACGGAAGATATCTAGATCTAGCTAATGAGCACTTCTCCCAATATAAAGATGAATGGAAGCGGATCAACTTTATCTATGATCATAATCACGATGGACAGACAGGTAACCCTAATGATCGAGTAGCTAAGCAGCCTGTTATCTTCCTTAATGGTAATGGAACCTTCTCTCGCAGATTCCGGAGAAGATAATGGCAGAATCTCTCTCCAGTATCCGAAAGGCTATCGCTACGAAGATAGAGACTCTCTCAGGCTTCAAAGAATCGAAGCATACTCCGGACTTCTTTGGAAGAACAGAGAATACCGTAGCCCATAAGGCCTTCTCTATCTCTGTAGCCTCCTCTGCAGCAATGGAAGAGAGACAGCGAAGAGCGGTTGGAGTCTATCTATCTACTCCAATGCAAGTTCTATTCTCTTTTCGATTAAGACCTCTGGATATATATCCTACTGATTACGATGCTAGCCTCGATGCTGAGGAGCTGGTAATCAATAAAGTATTAGAGGCTTATTCTACGGATAATCAGTTTACAATTAGATATACTGCATCCGAGAGAACGGTTACAGATTCTCAAGAGTATATATTGATTACTCTATCGTTCAATATCCTTCACACTATCTAATAGAATCGGTTAAAATATTAATCATAATCCCCCCCGGAGGCTGTAATGGCATATTCAACTATTCCCAAGACTAAGCGCGATGGAGTTATTACTCTTCTCGATGGTACTGGATCCCCTGTAACTCTAGAAGTAGCCTTCGAAGATGGTAACTTTACCTTCTCAGATCCTCAGCAGTTCTCCGAGCTCGTAGTAATGGATCGCGGTAACTTCTCAGCAATCCGAAAACAAGATGAGCAAGCGAAGACAGGTTCCTTCTCTTTTCACTTTAGACAGTTTACAGACGCTAGCGAAGCTGGAAGTATCCGAGATTTTATTACTCAATCTGGATTCTACTCTGGGAACATCTCTACCGGGTTAACTGGTACTCCATTTATCGAGCAGTATTGTATCGATATCAAGTACTTAGCAGATAGCCCAGATGCAGCAGAAGCTGATCACTTCGTTACATTGTCTAAGTGTATATGCTCTCTTGACTTCTCAGAAGGAGATCCAAGTAGCTTTACCCTTAACTTTACTTGCTACGGTGGATTGGTAGCAGCATAAAATAGCGTAGGAG